TTGATTTTCTCCACCTGTTCCGTAAAGTGCTGCATAATCCATTGCAACTCTCATAGAATCTACCATTGTGTTTCTTAAGATCATATCTGCTCTGTAGTCATTAGTTCTTAGTAAATCATTTGTGATTGCTGACAAGCACATAAGTTTTTTAGAACTTAGTCTAATTCTACCGATTTCAATGTCGCTAAAGTTAGCTGCTCCACCTTCTGCTATATATTGAGCTGTTAAATCTCCTAATAGTTTGTTGATATTTAGATTTCCTCTTTCCATCGGTACTAATGTAGCACCCATTTCTATTGCAACTGTTTGGTTGTATAGGTAATCTATGAATTCTGCTGAATATTCTTCAGGTATTAAGAATCCACCGTCATTGCTTTCTTGTAGAGATTTATCTACTGCTGCAATAAATGTTGCGTCGCTTGCATATCCTTCTTTAAGTAATTTTGCTTGATATTCAACTGGGTTACCAATTGCTTTACCTTCTTTAGCATCAAGACCATGAAGTAATTTTGCTTTAGCGAATTTGACAAATCCAAGACCCTTTTCGTCTCTGTCTACCTTTTTAGTAGCTTCAACTGTTTCTACTAATAATTTAGAATATTTATCATCAATTTCTTTGACTTTTCCGTCAAATGCATCTGCAATTACTGCTTTTGTTTCTTCGAAAAATTCGTCTTTGTTTATTTCCATTATTTTCTTTCCTCCTTATATAATTGTTTAACTGAGTTTATTAGGCTATCAGTTAATGACTTTTCGTCATCTTTTACCTCTTGAACTTCTTCCTTATCTTCTTCCGCAGGTTCTACAACCTCGTCGTCTTCGATTTGCTCTTCCGATTTTTCTTCGTCTTCAACGATTACTTCTTCTTCTTTAGCTTCAACAACTGTTTCTTCTTCTATAACTTCTTCAGTTACTCCCGTTTTCTCAGTTGCTTCTTCTGATTCATCAACAGATTTTTCTTCTTGAACATCTTCTGTTGGTTCATCAACAATTTCTTCTTCTGATACTTCTTCTGCTTCAACTTCTTCTGCATCTTTAGATTTAACTGCTAATTCATTAATCATATCTAATAGCGATTTGACTTTTTTCTCTGCTTCTGTGATATCGAAATCTAGTTCAACTATCATTTTTGTCTTTGGCATTTCGTTTTCCTCCTCGCCTAGAGTTTGCTTCGTTTCTTGTACATCATGTTCTTCAACTGTTGTCTTTTCTTTAAGGTCCATTTCATCGTCCATAAGTTCTTTTAAATCTTTGATTTCTGATTTAGAAAATACTCCTTTTTTAATACCTGCCATTAGTGCACTAGCATTCGCCGGCACGGTAACCGCTGATAGTTCTAAAAGTTCAGATTCATCTAAATACCAAACATCATCTTCTATGTGAAAATCTTTAACGATAAATCCCACAGATACTGCGTTTAAATATCCTGACTTATAGAGTTTGTAAATAGTCGCTGCTTTTGGGTATTCATTTACTGCGAACTCAATGTCAAATACTAATGCGCTTTGTGTTTTATCCACAAATACGTCTATAGCTTTACCCACTGGTAATTCACTGTAATCATGTCCCCATAGGAATACTGGATTCCTTTTATAGTTCTTTAGGTCCCACCCTTCAGCTACAACAACATCACCATGTCTATCTGGTTCCTCATTTGATCCAATGAAACGTAAAACATTTTCCTTATCTTCAGACTCCTTTACCACGAATGGTAATGACGACGTCTTTATTCTGTTTTTATTCTTTTCTTTGTCCATTTGATTCACCCCCTTTTTCTAGTTTTGCTGCTACCTCACTCACAAATACAATTTTAGATTTATCAGTATCAGTGTCATCGGATGTATTATCATTATCATCATCCTCTGGTTCTTCTACCGGTTCTTCTTCCGGTGTATCTGTAGATAAATCTCCTTGGTCTCCACCAAAAGGATCATCTGTATCCAAATCTATTATTACCCTGTTCTTTGGTATTAATAGCTTGTTACCTTGGTTTTCTGGCAATACAGGCAAATCATTTGCCTTACGCCACTCATCAATTGTAACGGTTCCTTTATCTATTCCAGCGTTAGCTTTCTTAAGGTCCCATTCTCTATCTTCAACAATAAGCCTATCAAATCTAAAAATTAGATTTTTTGCATTATCGAATTGAACTAATAATTGTCTTGTTATTGCTTCCTCAAATTCTTTTAATTGAGGTTCTAATACTTCTCTAATGTAGATATCTTGTGCTGCAACAACTGTTGCTTTATTAGAATTCTCTACATTACCCATTATTTCTGGGGGTATTCCAAAATGTTGCATCGCTAGATCTCTATAAAACTTACGAGACTCAATGAAGTCCATTTCCTTTGCCGTATTATTTAATAAAGTTATCTTTGCATCCCAGTTTAGGAAGGCTGCTTTATTTGAGTTATTATAACCCATAAACTTTTGATACCATTTCTTTTCCGCACGTTCAATCTGTTCATCTGTAGCGGTATCTGGCGCTGTTACTACCATATTAGGTGTTGCGTCATTATAGAAAAATCTCTTTATCCATTTTGCCATATATTCATCGGTTTCAATTTCATCCCCGATTTGTTCTATTCTACCAATACCACGGGCCATTGGATCTATTGGATTAGGATTCTTTCTGTAGAACATATCCTTCTTATCTACTTTAAATTCCCCACCGCCGGGTTTCCTAACTAAATACTGTGGTTTATCTACCGTTGGAGTTTCTATAACCCATGTTGGTGGTATCCACCAAAGTAGTGCTGGATCCTTTGATCCCTTTTCTCTTTCTATAATTGCGAAAGATTCACCACGTACTAAGTAATGCACTTGCGATAAATATAAATCTGCTGATCCTGTTGTGTTATATACTGGATTTGGTTCATATAATACATCTATTAATTTATGTTTTTTAAGCTCTTTAAGAGTACCATCTGACATCTCTTTATAAACACTACCACGCGATGTGGAAATATCTAATGACATCTTTGTTATTGGAGCCATTCTTGGATTCTCGTTATATGTCTTTAACCAAGCCTCTCCGTTTCGTCTTGGGGGATCGCTTTTTGTCGGTATCATAAAATTAAATAAGCTCGATTTCTTCATGTTATTACCTTTTGTTAAAATGTCTAATATATTCAATCTAGGCACCTCCTATTTATCTCTATTTTCTTTCATATAAATAAGCTTTAATGTTTTATAAGCATCTATATAAGCAGAAATTCTTAAAATTTTATTTCTATCTTCGTCATATGTACGTAATAATTGTATCTCCCATGCTCGTATACTGTTATCAATATACTTTATATAATTATCAGACATTAGAATATCTTCATTTCTCTTGTTTTTAATCTATTAAGATAAATACGTGCTATACCTTGAGAAAATGCATCCGAGAAATCGTCATGAGAGACTGCCGGAAATTTCATTAATTCTTCTATAGCATCATCCAACCAAGAATATTGTAGTAGTCCTTGAGATGTATCATTACTTGGTAAGTATACATTTCCTGCTTCTACATAAACCGCAACCGATGACATCCTTGAATATTTATCACCAAGAGGATTTACAGGTATAATCCCAGGGATTATGTCCTGAAGAGTATCTATAACGGCCGGGCCGTTTGCTTTATCTTCCACTAGTACTTCTATTGGTATAGTTTTACCTAAATTTTTAAATATTAAATCCCATTTTTCCCACATTGTATCCACTGATTGTAGTGTTTGTGTGAATGTTAAATGTTGTTTATAATAATCAACTAATTGTGTTACAGAACCATCTGTTAAGAATACTGCACATGCAACATAATCACTATTTTCTTTTCCTTTAAATGACATATCCCACGATTGTACCAACCGTAAATTTTTATTCTCTTTATCTTTATGGAAATAAAGTAAAGTATGCCATGTCTTAAACCAATCTCTATTAAGGATTGCTCCTTGTTCTGGTGATGGATCTTGTAGGTATTGAGCATTATATGTTCTAGTACCCTGCTCTATCTTTGTTTGGTCTATCCATCTTCTATCCATTCTACTAGGCCACAAAACTGTTTCTTTATTCATTACCCATTTTTTACCTGTAATAGGCCCAACAAAAACTAACTTCTCTACTGTTTCCACTGGCATCACTATGAATTTATAAAAAGGATAATTCTCCCTAATAAATCCGCTAACATCACTAAAATGTAACCTTTGTTGTATATTAACTATAATACCTGTATTGAAATTATTTAAACGTGATGGTAATGTTTGTCTTAGAAAATTAATAGCCATCTTTCTATCTGCCTCTGACTCAGCTTGTCGAGGATTTTGAATATCCATGTTATTCCATTGTTTCCAATGGCACTGACTATATCTTCAACCCGTTGGTTGTTGTGCGCTTCCATCTGTACTATTTATCAGATGTACTTCCTTTCGGAATAGTCGATTGACCTTTAAGAAGCAATATATTCAAATTTTAGGTTATCTTTTATAACATTATTCTTTATACGATACCAAATTGTAGCTCTTTTTATAGAGGTATATTCAGCGGCGTGTGCCAACCCATTATATAGATTAACCATTCCAGAAGTAATATCTGTAACCTTAATTATCTTAACATTATAAGTTTTATATTTTAACAAATTACTCATATTTTTATTTCTCGCGTCCGTATGATGTTTTCCACGCATACCGTTTGTTTTCAGTCTAGCAGCACTTATCTTTTCATTATGTTCTTTTGAATTTGATTGCCCACGTCTATTATTAGAATAATTTACTAAATTAATTTTAGCTAATTTTCTAAAATAGTTTCGTTTCTTTTCATCCCATTTATAAGTATTTCCGCCATCGTCACCTATTGTCATATTATAACCATCTGGTGTTAATGTTTTAAATTTATTTATATAATATATTTCTCTTTCGTTTAATAACGAGTTACTACACTCCTCTATTATTTCAAAAGTAAAATTATCTATACCGTGTTTATTTAATGCGTTATACAAATGAGTTTTCAAGTTCTTATAATTCTTGATGTGCTCTTTAAACCTATTTTCAACTCGGGTACTTTTCCCGATATATGAGTTATTATTTACCTTATTTGTTATCTTATATATTCCTATCATGTTATTATGCTCCAAACTTGGCACCGGATTGCCTTCAACTTAGTTGATAAGGTTTCCCGGTTAGCCTATATTTATTTTTTATTTATATATAGACACCGCTTTTGCTTGCGTTCACACAATGTTCTATGTGTTATTACTAACACACCAGACAATTTTTCTCTTTTTGTTTTTATTTAGGGGAGTGGTGAGAAATTTCGTTTATCTAAGAAAATGATATCCGCTCCCTTACCCGTTAGGGTCCCGCCAACTGATGTGGCGAACATCGAGCCTTGTTGCTCGTTCTCAAAGTATGTTTTTGTATTTTGATCGGCAGATAATTGTATCTTATCTCCCCAGCGCTCTGCGAACCAATCACTTTGAATAATTGTTCTACGCTTTTTATTTAACTCAACTGATAAATCAACTGAGTATGATATTGTTGCAAATTTTATCGATGGATCATGTATCCATAACCAACATGGAAAAAATACGTTAAAGAATAATGATTTCATTGTTCTTGGTGGAACGTTTAAGCAAACTCTTCGTTTTAACTCATGTTCCTTAAGCTCTTTTATTTTTTCTGGTGGTAAGTCAATTATATCTTCTATTATATCCAACACTAAAAGCATTAGTTCTTCTTCTAAATAAGCTAAATGCCAGTTATCTATAAATTTTGTACCCGGCTCTATTACATGCCAAGCTTGCTTTGAAAACTCCAATAAACTTTTCTCTGCTAGTAATTTTTCTAGTAACCTTTCTCCACCTGGTTGCTTTAATATTTCTAGTAACTCTGCTTTATTTTGCATTTTCGTCTGGTTCCTTTAAACTTTTAACTTCCGTCAAAAGTCCTTTTATTTCAATTGCAGATAATTGTAACAAAGGAGAAAAATCTGCTTCTATAATATTCCTTTTTTCTATTTTTGTCTTTTCTTTCCACTCATCACCACGTTTGTTTTTTAACACAAATTTAGCTAATGTTGAATTCCCTCTAGCGTGTTTCTGAATTGGTACTACTGCACCTGTTTTATTATTAACTACAGTTTCTTCGTAGTCATAACCTCTAGCTTCTTGAATTATTGATAATTCAATATCATCTAAAAGAATATTCATTCCTTCTTCAACGGCAGCACTAAATTCTGCAACATCCCTTTTATATGCAGTAAAAGAACTATAACTAATATCTAATAAGTCAGCAATATCTGCATTCCTTAATCCTTGACCTTTCCAGTTAGTAATCTGTTTAAGGTGCGGTTTTATTTTTAATTTATAAAAGTTAGACTCTGGGTCTGCTTTATCTGTAATTATTTCAACTGGTTCTTCGGGTTTAACATCCTTATCTATAAGATCTATATCTATGTCAATAAAGATTTCTTCACCAGTTTCGCTGTCTACAATTATGCTGTTAGCAGCCATCGAACCACCTCAATTAATCTATTTGTTTTCAATCTATGCGTATTATACCATATTTACACTGATTTGTCAAGTAAAAAGTGAACATTATGTAAACTTTTTGTAAACTTGAAGTGTAAAGCAAGTGTAAAGTGCTTTAATATAAGGTAAAACGGTAAATTATAATAAACACTTGACAAACGACTTTATTTATGGTACGCGCGCATTGAACGTCCAACGCGGAGCTCCACGCGGACCCCACATAATACAGTGGACACATTGGTTTCAAAATAATACACTTGTTACATAATATATATTTTTTTCTTTGAGCAACTTTCTTTGTTTAATTACATTTTAAATTTCATTAGAAATAATTTTAGAAAAGACTTGACAAGTTCCGTAAAGTGTGTTATAATACATGTGACTTTGAAACAAGTATCAAAAATAATCTCATGGAGGGGATAGAAATGAATTATAAAGAACTAATGGAACAACAATCTAACTTAAAACTAAATACAAAAGGTGGAGTTTATTCTGGTAACACTTTAGATGCGAATCTTAATATATTTGCTAGTACATTTAGATATTTAGAAGATGATGAAATAGGCTTACTATTCGCAAATGCGTATGCAGAAGATAAGATCTTAGCTACACAAAACTTGCTAAACATTATGGATATTCGTGGTGGTAAGGGAGAAAGACATGCAACAAAATCTTTACTTAAAAAGATTATTAGTATAGATAAATCACTTGCTAAAAACATGATAGGTGTTATAGGTGTGTTAGCTAGATTTGATTACTTACTAGAATACATTAACACAGAATTAGAAAATGAAGTTATTTTATATATTGGCTCACAAATCAATTCTGATATGAGTAAGATAGCAGATAATAAACAAGGTATTAGTTTACTCGGTAAATGGCTACCTAGTTTAAGAACGCATAAAAAAGATAATCCAGTTGCAAAGAAAATAGCGGTTGCTCTTTATAGTGCAGAAGAAACAAAAGGTGCATCTTATAAAGCATATAGAAAAACGTTAAAAGTGTTAAGAGATGCTATTAATATCGTAGAAACTAAATTAACTAAAAAGAATTATGATAGTATTAACTATGAAACTGTTCCAACTAAAGCTATACTTAAATATAGGGCTGCCTTTGAGAGAAACGATTTAGATAAATACAAAGAATTCTTAGGCGCAGTTGCAGTAGGCGAAAAGAAGATAAATACAAAAGGTTTATTCTGTTATGATATAATTAAAAAGATTATGTTTGGACCAAACGCAGATTCAGGATGGGGTTGGCACGGTTTTGATTCTGTATCAATGAGCCCGGAAGAAAGACTACTATTAAATAATATGTGGGAAAATCAAAATGATATCTTAAAAGGTGATCCAACTAATATATTAGTAATGGCTGATACATCAGGTTCTATGACATGTGATGGAGGTATTCCAATGTCTACAAGTATTGGATTAGCTTTATACATGGCAGAAAGAAATACAGGATACTTTAAGGATTACTTCATGACATTTGATGATAATCCAAAATTACGTAAAGTAACAGGATTAGATATAGTAGATAAAGTATCAAATATAAAGAACATTATCGGGACAACAGATATAGATAAAGCATTTAGGCTTTTGTTAAAAACAGCAATAGATAACAATATAAGCCAAGATGAGCTTCCTAGTCATTTAATAATCATTAGTGACATGGAATTTGATAGTGGTACATATTCAAAAGGCGGAACCAACTTTGATGGTTGGAAAAAAGCTTTCACAGAAGCTAATTATGAGTTACCAATAATTATATTCTGGAATGTGGCATCCTATACAGGTGGATACCCAGTAACTAAATTCGATAAAGATGTAGTGATGATTTCAGGATACTCAACAAACGTATTCGAAAACTTATTAAATCTTGAGAAATATACTCCGGTTTCTGCTATGCAAGAAGGATTAGCTAAATATTTAGAATTAGCTACTGAGTTACACAACCCAGATTAAAGATGGAAAGGATAGAGAGAAGACAAATTCTATTGCTATATTTAAAATGGCTTAATGAAACTATACCCCATTGTAAATCATTTGATACATTCATAAAAGACATTCACATATGTGAGTGTGGAGCCGTTGTGCATAAGGAATTTTGTTTCTTTCACAATAATGTTGCTATTTGTAACGACTGTTTCAATAAAAAATATAATTGAATTAATATGACTCACACAGCAAA